CAAAGTATTTTGTTTTATCTAATTCTTGACCAACTTCAGCATAGGGCTTTCCTTCAAAGATTCCAAATCCTTGCTCCCTTAAATCAGGAGACTCATGGTGTTGTGTACCAAGTTGATCGGCTATGATGCGAGCTGTTTCCGAAGCCCGAATGAGATCAGAACTTAGAACGTTAAATGTCCCCAAGTTCCTTAAGTGATGTGCAACCGCCGCAGCTTGCCGTACGCCACGTTCGTTAAGAGGAATGTCCGTATGACCTTGTGCTTTCTTTTCTAAATTCCAATCGGTCTCTCCATGTCGCACAAGAATTATTCTCATCGAAGAAACAAGGGTACCAAAGTTAAAAGGAGGTTGAATATTCATTCAACCTCCTTTTGGTTATCTTATCCTGACAAGTCAGACTTAATCATTTAAGTGTGACATCTGCTCAGCGAGCGATCCTTTCTTACCTCGCATGAAGGCAAATACCAGGAGTCCGACTGAGACTAGGGTTACTACTACTCATCTAATGCCATCCATATCTAAGCCAGTGTGCCCATGCACTACACATAGATCCATATCTATTGAGATTATACTCTATACCCCACTGCACCTGCTCTATTGGTGTAGCTGTTAATAGATACACACTCTTACCCTGTGGTATTCCTGTTGCTCCACTACTAGCGTTATATGCATTGTAATTCCATGCACTCTCTTTACCATATAAAGATGCTAAGCATTTATATTCTTTAATATTATCTAATGAGTAATATGCATATTCTTTAGGAGTCATTTTAATATCGCTCATGTTAGAGCTACCTGCTGCAGGCATAAAGCATAGAGCTATCCCAATAGCTACTAGCACCCCGCGAGCTACGCCCCTAAGGGGCTCGCGGTGAGCCTTTGAGAGGCTCTGCTGTGTTAGCGTACAGGATGATGGAAGTACATTTGTAAAAGTGCTGGTCAGAGCGGCGTGTCGCTTCATTGAGATCACCTTTCTATGCCCTGTGGATAACTTCTGTGGATAACTATTTATCTGTAGAGTAAAAGCCTCTACCCTTGAAATGGACTGCAAATGATCCGATCAGCTTAACCATAGGCTCGTTACAGCTGATACATAGTATTACTGGTCGATCGTCCCATCCATGGGATGTTTCTTGATTGAGATTACATCGCTTGCAGCTGTAGTCGTAGGTTGGCATGTTAAGCATCTCCTAATCATGTAAGACCCACATCCAGAGCATCTGTCGATGTCTGCCTCTGTGGGCTCTGTTTCTAGATGACCATATTTTAATATGAGTAGTGGCAATAGATCGCCTAGTCGGATGATGCAGGCATATTCACTGGCATCCTCACCTTGTCCATTTAGGCGTAAAACCCCGAAACCAAGTTCCCCCGACTTATCGGTTCGAGCTTTTAATTGTCTGAGATAAGCCAAGGGCTGAAACCCTGTACGACTTTTGACCTCTGCATCAAAAGGTACATTGACAATATCTTTGCCACTACCCCTCCCTACAGTTGCACCGCTCCACACAGTCGATAGGTACTGTGCTACGACACGCTCTGTACGGAAACCTCGCGTACGCCTGCTATTAGCCATTAACCGCGTGACACTTTTTGCACTGCCAAGTGCCAGCTACTAAATTGCCATCTGTAATCACCGCTGGGATGATGATGTTATGAGCCTCTGTAGGCTCGTTGCATAATTGACATGCAATAGTATCGAATAGCGGCACATCCTCTAGAGGAGTCCATCCACCCTCACCATCTGCGTTATACACTTCTATATAGCCCATTTCGTCTCCTAAAACATCATATCTGTAGAGGCTGCTCGCCATACTACGCATTGATTACCATTATGATTAGCTCTAGTAAAGCCTGCATCTATGATGAGTCCATCATTCTCTAGAGTTTTGCGAGTAGGTCGCACTGTGTTTCCATCAAGGTTAAGGTTACGCTCGATCTCTTGATCTGTTGCCCCATCCATGCCTCTACGGATAAGAAACTCATATACCTTTAATCTGATAGATCCAGACTTAGGATAGACACGCTCTGCCGCGCTCTTTGATGTAGCGCGAGCATCGTGCGCGATGATGACTTTATTATCCATTAGTATCTCGCTTTCTGAGCTTCCCACTGCCCGCTTGGGCTAAGGTTGTACCACACAGTAGGGCACTTAGGCTCTGATCCACCATGATTGACAGATGAGCACATGAAGCCGCCCCAAGCCTTGCCATTCTTATCGCCTTCACGCCACTGCATATGTCCATGCTTACAGCTTGGAGCCTCTTTAGCCTCAGCTGTACCGATGATCGCTGCTACAGTCTCCATAGCCTTATCAAGCGTTACAGGCGCATCTACTACCTTGTTGTACTCATTTACAGGCGTAGTCCAGTAATCTTGATCGTCTGCCTTTACATCTTGGACTGCAGGCTTCTCGGCTTTCTTAGCTACTACTTTCTGAGCCTCCTCGCGAGACATGCGATGCTTCTCTACTCCGATACCCGCGTTAGAGCAAGCAATACCAATAGCCGAAGTAGCTCCGTTTTCCAGAGCAAAATCTTTATTAACGCCCCTGTCCGAAATAACCTCATTCGCAAGCCCAGTCGAGAATGGGACTGCATCGGTAATTTCTCTATAAATAGCTGCAGCAACGATAAACCGCTTATCGCTCCACTCAAGGATCTCTGTCGCAATACGACCATTAGGGTACTTTTTCCAAAACTCATCAATACGCTCCCTTACAGTGGTGTATTCCTCTAAATTAAACATATAGATCGTTCTCCTCTGTTGCTAATTGACCCATTAGAGCGATGTAAGCTGCTCCATCGATGTAGTTATCGGCTTTGTCTGGATTGCCTGTAGTTGCTCTAGCGAGCTTAACGAGTGCGAGGATGGCACATACTTGATAGTCCTCGACTGGCATTTGTAAATATGCCGAGATGAGCATCGCGGCGTGTTGCATGTTATCTGCAGGATGACCGTAATCGTTGAGACCGCGATCTTGTACGATGTCTGTAGCACTTTGTAAAATCTCCTGATATTTCATTCCTGCCAAAACTCCTGTCGATTAACGGCTCTGCCTCGATGCCAGCCTTCGCGTAGTCCCTCTTTGTGACCTGTTGAGTAGCCTACCAATAGCCATAGGAAATTAGCTGCTAAAAGAATAAGGATGATTGGAATCTCGAAGCTCATGCTGACACCGCCATCTCGTACATATCAAAATTAGTTAGGAGGATATATGACTCCATGTTTTCATCAAATGACTCCTCGTAAGCATGTCCATTATTTTCTAGGAATGTACGAGCTAGAATCAAACTAGCTGCAGAATCTACCCAATAGCAAACAGCCCAGTCGAAAGATACGCGATCCATAAATCGATCTGCCTGTACTTCCCAGCCGTTGCCTTTCCAGCCCATGACTGTATCTGTAAGTGCATCAAAATCTTTTGCTGTGATTTTCATTTTAGCCCTATCTGCAACGATCGCCCTGATCGCTACTGAATTAGAGTCTCACGCTCATTAGGCTAGGTCAAGCATATTTAGGTAACGAAATGATAACGATTTAGGCGTACAGTTTCCCGTACAAGGTGAAAGATCCATCCTTATTTATAGGTACGAGCATAGGCGTTACATGATTGCCATGAGTCTCGATTACTGCTACCGACATCTGCCAATTAGCACTGCCAGCCTTGAGATACGAGGCTTTTTTCTTGTCCATGACATTCCCAGCCTCTAAACCCCACAAAGTCCTGTATTGGGCTCCTACGCCCTCTGTATAGGCACTGATACCCGCTTTGTGCGTGTGACCACAAACGACACTTTTACCAAATTTTTTGCTAAGCCCCAAAGCGGTGAGACCCGCGTTAGAGTTCATTGAGCCCTCGTCACCATGGACTAAGACCCATCCTCTGTGAAACTCAAAGGGCTTTTTATGAAAGCGTATCCCCAGCTCGTTGAAGCCCATAAAATTGGGGTAGTCGAGCTCTGGAAGTCCGATGAGGCTAGGAGCTCCTCTAACGAGAGTGTGGTATAAACGATCTGTGTGGTTGGATCTAGTGATGTCGGTAGTGCCGAGATCCCAGAGGATGTTTTGAGCCAGAGTTCGATCGGCATCTAATTGCCCCTCATATTCTAGGTGAGTTCCCTTAGCCCATTTTGATTGACTCTGCATATCAAGCTCATCGCCTGTATTAAGGACGAGATCAAACTTCTCACGGCGAACCAGTTTTATGAGGTTTTTGACGGCTGCCTCATGGTGAAATGGTATCTGGAGGTCACTGATTACTAAGTACCTTTTTTTAGTAGTCATCATCCTCATCCTCGTAATCACCAAACTTCTCGGGCTCGATAGGGTCTGGCAATATCCAGCGAGGATATGATGGTAAATCTGTAATCATAAATAGAGCTTCGCCTTCATTGAAGCCTGCCCGCTTTAGGCTAAGGTAATACTCTCTAACGCCGATGCACCAAGCATCGAGCTTGGAGTAACCCTGATCCTCTAACGCCTTAGATGCTTTTCTAGCCATAGTTAATTATCTCTCTAGGATGCGTAATATTGTATCAACACGCCCGCGCAATTCTGCGATTTCATCGCGCATGGATGATCCAGAATTAGGCTTTAGTTCTGCGAGGTAGTGCTTTATTAACCAGCGCACCGAGCCAATAAACGAACCAATAACGGTCGTAGCAGCAACAGCAAGAGCCGCCATGTCCTGCGCACTCATTACTTTTTAGGTGTGGCATAACCAAATACACCTGCGAGTAATGCCCAGAGTACCGAGCGATAGTCAGCTGCAAAGTTTGATGCAGCCCATGCTGATAAGAAAGCTCCAGCTGTTAATAGGTAAGGGTTTTTCATGTTCATTCTGTGCCTCCTAGCATAGGTATCTGAAAAAAAGACCCATCATTATCAGCCTCTTTCTTAAAGCTGATATGCATGTGGTGATTATGCTTGTTCGCTCCTGTGTATTTTCTTGCTTTCCAATTAAGGATCGAGGAGTAGATGAACCCATCGAATATGATGTAAGAAATACGCTTCTCGGACTTAGACTTGCAAGAGATACGAAGCTGATCGACCAGATAGGGCATGACATCGGGCTTTCCGCCTTGATGTAAATCTCTGTCTGCATCGTAGGCACGAACCCAGCCCTCAGCATCAGGGTTATGATCTGACTTACGCGCCAAATGTTTTGCATCAGAGTAAAGCCCTGAGTCACTACGCCTATCTCGATCAGGGTAGGAGTCATCTACTTGATTGCGAAACTGGATCGCAGCCTTACTCAGCCGAGGCTTCATCGATTACCTGAGCCGCTTCATGCGCTGCGATTTCCTCATCCGTAAGCGGGATGTTTTCGATCTCGCCTGTAGCAGTATTAACAACCATCTTAGTTAGTTTCATGCGACTACTCCATAAAGTGCGACTGTACCGCCACCCGCGTAGGTTGAGGTAGTGGTTAAAGTTACAGAAGTGATTGCTGCAGATGCATAATAACGACCCAAAACACTTGGAAACACAGTAGATGTGATTCCAGCTATAAGGGCAGAGTAATATCCTGAGTAATTTTTTACTCCTGTGGTATTTACATCAATGATCTCTAAATCCATGTTGTAACTGCCAGATGACACATTTGCATCACTAGCAGCAGCTGTTGCTGCGATTTCTCTTTTAGCAGTTAAAACCGCACCTGATCCACCATTGAAGGAGGCAGAATATGTTGCATATTTGGCACCTGTATCGCCATTGAAAGTTAAGCTCATCGTGCCAGATGCTGCAGTAGTAGGAGCATTTGATCTGAATAGCAATTTTTTATATCCAGAGATGGAGCTAAAAGTAACAGTAGTAGCAGCTGCCGTAGGGGTAACGGATGAAATTAAAACCCAGTTATCGGATGCAACAGATCCAGAGTTTGCTGCAGGTACTTGACTAGATCCCATTATACGATCTCCACTCCGCTGATATGAAATGAAACAGTTACGGCAGATGCGCCACCTGTAATAGTGTTAGTAGTTGCCAATACTTGCTTTAGATCGATATAAATAGTCGTGTTAGCAGGAATCGCGCTAGTAGTCTGTAGCGCAGTATTTGCACCCGCAGTACCCATGCCTAGAGTAAAAGTAGCCGCTGTAGCAGCTGTATTTACTACGGCAACATTGCTCACGATAGTAGTAGTAGATGCAGGCACTGTGTAGAGGACTGTAGTAGTCGTAAGGGTTGCCGCACCTCTGAATAATGATTTAGCTGTATTTGCCATTATAGGGCTCCCATAAGGTTAAGTAGATAGATGTCCTCGGTAGTTTGATCGATCGAACTGCCTAAAGTACGGATAGCGTTAGCACCATTCTTTACTAGGTCAGTGTCATTAGGGGTAGTCCACCCATAATTAGTAGTAGTTGCCATTAGTTATCCTTTACTCGTACTGTAGCCATTGAATTGTAGCCCCCACCGCTTGCCATTGTTGAGCAGGCGGCGCATCCTCCCATTGTGTAGGACGATAAGAATAAGTTTTCTCAGTAGTTCTCAAGGTTATTTTACCCGATAACTGACTAAAAGATAGATTCCAACCCTCTACGAAACCCTGATAAGTCGTAGCTGAAATAGTAAGGGGCAGACCTGCCATTTGTACTGGCATACCAAAATACATATTAAGCATCTTGTCGATAGTCGTATCGTCCATGGATGGATCATCGATGCGAACCTCAACCGAGGATAGGGAGGTCTTAGGATAGGCTCTCATGCCAATATAGATATTGGCTAAAAGGGTTGCATCTGTCTCGTTACTGATCTCAGTATTAAGAGTACCTGCGATAGTGCCATAGGTAGCAGTCGATCCAGTACTAATTACAGTTACATAGGAGCCATTGTTATAGCCGATTTTGGCTGAGTTGATTACATCGCCTTGGCTGAGGTAGCTGCGAATAGTTGCCTGATTAATATAATCGGCTGAGATAGCAAAATAGCCATTAGCGATAACATCTTGATTACGGCGATTTTCTGAGGCATAACCTACCGCGCCTGTCTTAGTCTCATAGATAGCACCTGTAGCAGTACCCGCATAGGCATTACATAGGGTAAGAGCATCGTTAGGGTTAGCATTACGCGCTAGGAGCGTATAGATGCCAGTATCGATAGTGTCCTTAGTTACGCCTGTCTCAGTAAGAATACGATCAATACGATCTGACTCGTTTTCGCTAGGGTATGCCACTACTCCAGACTGAGTACGCGAAAGGATAGATAGCGGGGCTACCGCTGTAATGTTTACATAGGTAATAGTTACCGCTCCAGTAGCTGCCTTAACCTCATTAGTGAGGGAGGTCACATTTCCAGTAAAGACAGTAATATCAGCTGTATTAGCCGCGTTACGAACCTTTACTACTACTGGATCATTAATATCGATAGGGAAGTTAGTATTGTTTGTATTTACTAAAGTGATACGCGAATAGCCTCCCCTCTGGTCATCCCAGACAGTAGTGCGCCCATAGTCGATAGATACCGAGCCGACCGCGTTGCCAATATAGGCTACGCCATCGATCGTGATCGTAGGATTAATTACCCAGCTCATACGATGTACAGCACATCCTTATTACCTGTACCGATGCCGTAGCGGTTGCCTGTGTTATTCGCAGACTGCTCTAATGCCTCGACTACTACCTTAGCGATAGCTTGAGGATCGGTAAATGGTGGAGCGGTAACATTAACAATAGTATCGCCGCCTGTAGTCCCGCCTGTAGGTGGAGTAAACGGATTAGTCGCAGATGGAGAGAAAGAGCTGCTCCACTCTTTGAGGTTAGGCTGGATTTTAGTCTGCGCGACCTGTGCAGTAAAGCTAGACCACTCTTTCCCTGACTGTTGGATAATGGTAGGGATAGCCATCATAGAGGCAGATATAGCCTTAATAGCCTCGATAGTGCTACCTGCAGCTGAAACCCACTCAGAAAAAGGATTACCGAAAGTAGTAGCCTTTATGCCGTTAAGCGTATCCTGTAGCTCTTTAGCCTTATTTTGAGCCTCGGTTAATAGCTTTGTGTACTTTTCGATAAGGCTAATGTTTTCATCCTCGATAGCCTGCATAAGTAGGAGGCGAGTACGCTCCTCCTCTGAGAGTTGACCCTTGAGGGCTGCCGCTATCTGGATTTTCTTTAGGTCGAAAATAGCCTGAGCCTTGGCTAACTTTATCCGATCCTGCTCGGCTTTCTTACGATCTCTTTCGCTTTTAGCTGCCGCTGCCGCTGCCGCCTTGTCTCGTTTAGCTTGCTCCTCGGCTGCCTTTCTAGCTAACTCAGCCGCCGCGTTATCTGCTCTTTGAGTATCTTGGCTACCTGTAGTCATGGATATATTACCCATGCCGTTAGGAATTATGCCTTTCTTAAATGACTGCTCTTTTAGTCTCTTATTAAGATCACCTAGTAGCCAGATAACTCCAGCGATAGCCGTAGTGACTGGAAAGAAAGCCGCTGCCGCTGCGATACCAAAAGCAATTAGGACAGGCTTTAGGCTCTTTAGTCGAGCCATTAATTCGCCTACATTTCGTAGAGTGTCTGCAATACCTGTTGCTAGTTTCTCGATGTTGCCAGTAGCGTTATTAACATCGCCACCGCCTAGAGCAGAGATAGCATCAAACAGCCCACCGCCGATGATCTCTTTAGCATTATTAGCCGCTACCTGCAGCTTAGCGAGTGAACCCGCGTAACCATCTGCCGCCGTTGCCGCCTGCCCTGCAAATAAAGTCGTCAGTCTGGCAGAGATTTCCTCAAATGATGATGATGCGATCTCAGCCTTGCTAAGTCCTACACCTAAGCGACCGATAGCCTGAGTCTGTCCTAGGTATGCTTTCTGTAACGCTTGGCTCACCTGAGTCGCAGTCTTACCTGTGCCCGCTGCTATATCTAGAGACAGGTTAAGTAAATCCTGAGACTTAGCAACATCGCCTGTAGCGCGTAGGAAACGATCCATAGCTGGACGAAGCTCATCATCTAGCACGCCTGTTTGTCTTTCTAGGCGTGAGATAAAGCCGTTAATCGTGCCAGTATTAGAACCGAAAGCGAGTCCTAAGTTTTCTAGGGTACGACCTAAAGAGGCTGCAGCCTTCTCATCCTCTGCGAAAGCCTTGCCAGCATTTTTAGCATAGGCGAGAATAGCCGCTCCACCTAGTGCCAAACCGAGTGTACGAGTTAAGTCCTTGCCTGACTTATTTAACTTAGTAAGAGCTGTATCGGCTTGCTTAAAGCCTTTAGCATCTAACTTAGACCCGATATTAATAATTGGCATTATGCAGCCTTACTTAACTTAGTAGTTTTTGCCAGAGCCATAAACTTCATATCTGCCGTATCGATAGCCTTAATCGCTGCGCCGTATGCCTTACCCTGATCCTCTGCCCATGCGCGATAGATCAAGCGACCACGCCCCATGAGGCTAGAGGTTAAATCTGGAAGGTTAGCGATAAACTGCGCTCCAGCTTGAGGATTAACCGAGCGGCTTACTTTCTTAGATGCACCGCCCGCCTTAGCACCTACCCATGGCTGACCCTGCGGATTAGCTCTACCTGCAGTTTCATAGATAGCACCTGCCATAGACTTATTAAAAATCTGTGCATTAGAGGTAAAGCCAGAGCGTGTAGTTTTCCCGGGCTTTGTGCTAAAGCCGATACCTGACTTAATCGTCCCAGCCGAATAGGGAGGAAACTTACCCTCTGAGAAAGATCGAGCAGTCCAGCCTCGCATAGGAGGAGTAACTTCTACATAGCTCTTAGCCTTTTGTGCGATAGGGCTTAAAGCCTTACGAAGCTCTTTATTAAGCTCTTTGTTAAGGTCTGGAGCGAAGTTGCGTATAGCTTTACGAGTTTCCTTAACCCCGTTTATTTCTATACGCATCCTTCAGCTCCTTAGCCTCATCCTTTAGACCCTCTAATAATGCCTCTAGCATTACTGGATCGATCTCTAATAATTGCTGCGGCGCGATACCTAATCGAATACTTAATCTTGCGATTAAATAAGTAAAAGGTAAATCCCGCTTTATGCTAAAGGGTCGGAGTCTAAGACCTCAACGCTCTTTAGTGTTTCGATAAACTGCAACCCGAAAGGTGGTACTACTTCTCCAGCTCTGCGAGTAACTTCCCAAGCTAGCCAGTAAACATCGGACTGATTTTCTAGGTCTCTAAAACGCTTATGAAAACCTTGCTTGAAAAACTGCTCAAAACTGTACTCAACCGCTGGAGTGATTTCACCCTCTAGCACCGAGTCATCATTTCGTACGATCTTTAGTTTTGCCATTTATTTAGCCCTTTCGTTAGTTATTACGCTGTAGTGATAACAATATCGCCTGCAACATCGAAAGTGAAGTCCACCATCGCTGCAGTATTAATATCGCCACCTACAGGAGTATAGTCGTTCACATAGATATTACCTGAATAGACAGGGTTAGTTGTCGAGGCTGTTGATCCGTTAGCCGCGATAGCGAAAGCCAAGGTAGAGCCTTTTGCCGCATCTAGGATTGATCGGATGCTTAGTAGAGCCTGATCGTTAAATAGGGTCGCTGTTAGTGTGTGATTAGATGACCCCTTAACCATAGGGTTACCGACTACTACGCCTGATGCTGCCATGCCCTTAGCAGGTAGCATGTTGTAGCTGATGTTTAGCTCTGCACTTTGTACGAAGCTAGAGACATTTGTTGTACCTAGTAATAGGTAGGTTGTATTGGATAGATAGATAGCCATTTAATTAGTCTCCTTATGCGTACGCGATAGTAATGTCGGTAGTGACATCAAATGTAAAATCTACAGAGGCAACCTCATCAATACCGCCATTAACAGGGGTATAGCCGTTCACGAAGCATGAGCCTGTGTACTTAGGGTTAGTTGCAGATGCAGTCGCACCTTGTGGTGAGATTACGAAAGCTGCAGTAGTACCCTTGAGAGAGTCTAGGACTGCACGAGTAGCACCTGTACCGATAGCGATCTGGTCGAGCATAAGCGTGCCTGTAATGGTATGGCTAGCGAGCCCCTTAACATATTTATGTGCCACATCGTTCATCGCTGTAATTTCTACAGGATCGTAATTAATGTTTAGGGATAGGTTAGTAGTAACCGATGATAGGTCGTAAGTGCCTAGGGTAAAGTAGGCGTTATTAGCTGCGTAAACTGCCATTTATTTGGTCTCTTTCTTGGTCTCTGTTACAGGTACGAGTGAACCGATTTTGACGAGATGTGCGACATCCCATCCGTCTAACTGCTCGTCTGTGATGATTTCACCGAAACCGACACCTACGAATTGATTATCTGATTTGTTTGTATAGCTTGCCATGTTATCCCCAGCTCGTCATAGTTTCGATGTTTACCTCTACTGAGAGTAAATCTCCAGAGGGTACAGTCATTATTGATGGTGCAGATACTGATCCGACATTTAGTACAAAACCGCATGTAGATAGTTTGTTAAAGAGTGCGACTAATGAGTCCTCGATACCATTGAGGTTGCCCTGATTATCGTAGAGCGGGGTCGTTAAAGTTAGCTTGAAGCGAGCCGTAGGACTTATATTCCATTGGCTGTTATTAGTTACGACATAAGGATCATCTGGAGAGATGATTAGGCTGTTAGCCAATACAGTCGCAGGAGGAAAGCTAAAAGTCTGCCAGCGAGTGTTATCGACTAGGGCAGTAGCTAGATCGTTTCTTAGAGTAGTTATCGCTGGCATTATCCTAAAAGACTCCTAGGATCATATGCATGAGAGATTAAACCTCTGACCCGTGACAAAAGGGAATTACCCATTTTGTACGGAGAGGGCTGGAAGTCTGGTGATATGCCCCCACTAGATGTAGTTTGTCGGGCTTGCCAGATATCTACAGCGATCATTAACGCCGCTTCTTGAACAGCGGCATCTAAAGTCCAGTCGGTATTACTTGCTACCGTTACCATGCCATAAGGCAAAACATTATGACGATTGCGAGCAGTAGGAGTGCCAGTAATAGCAAAACTAATGCTATCTGGAGAAACTGCAGTAATAGTCTTAGAGCCGTTTAGATGTGACTCGTTATTAGAAATTACTACTGTCTGACCTACATAAAAAGCGTTAGTAATTATCTCGTTAAAGTATAGAGTGCCTACAGTCGTAGTGTTGCTATGTGCAACATTAAAAAAAGTATTAGCCCATAACATAGGAATAAGTACAGCATCTGCAGCATCGCATGACTGTTGAAGCGTTGCATCTGGATACAACGAACCGACACCGAGAGCCGATTTTAGCTCGGCTACTGTGCAGAGTGACATTTTATTCCTTTCTATAGACTGGAGGGAGCAAGGGCTATGCTCCCTCCAGCGACCTAATAGTTTCTAACTGATTAAGTTAGGTTGAAGCGACGAACACCGCCACCGAAAATCGGAGCGATTGCGTAGTAACCATAGACAGCCACCTGTAGTTGTCCATTGGCTAGTGCCTGAACCTGCAGCGTTGTCTTAGGGGCTTCGTAGTAACGGAATGCATCTGGAGCAACGATGAACGCTGACTCGTCGATGAGTGTAGTTACTGACATGTGTGGATCAACTGAAAGGTTAAGTCCCAACACCTGTCCTGTGATTGACTGTCCTGATACTGCACCTGGAGCGTTTGATGGCTGAGCTGCTGTAAATAGTGGACGATTTGTGGTGTCATCTGCACCGAGGATTGTCTCCCACCATGCTGTGTTAGCAACAAGGTTTGTAGCAAACTTTCCAGATGCTGCATAAGCCGCTGGTACTTCCTTAGCGATGTACGCCTTTAGTCCCGCGATTGTTGCAGCCTGTGTTGAAGCTGCTGTACCTGAAGCCGTAAACGCTGCGACCATAGCTGTATCTGTGTACTTAGCGTACGCATCGTTTAGCTCGCGGATTAGTTGATCGTAGAATGCTGGTGATGAACGATCTAAAAGCTCCCAACTGATGGTCTGAATTCCAGCAGCTTTCTTAACATCTACTGTGATGTAAGAGCTAGCCATTTCAACTCCACCTAGTGCGCCGTTTTCAGCCTCTAGTGTGATTGTTGGAGCAGTTGAAATCTTTGGAAGTGTAAAGCTCATACCTGATGCTGGGAGAACTCCCTTTGATACTGCATCAACCGCTGGACGGCCAGAGATTGTGTTAGTAGCAAACTCGTTCATGTGTTGTGGAAGTGTCAAACCTGTGTTTGTTGTTGTGTCATCTGCAGCGCGGACTACACGACGAGCATCGTCATCACCCATAGCAGCCTTGATGTTAGCTTCTAGATATTGTCCTGCAGTTAGTGGCGCAACGCGCTCACGAACATTAGTTACAGCAACAGTTGGACGAGCAGCTTCTACAGCCGCTGCTTCTACTGGAGCTGCGATTGTCTCTGGAGTATTCTCCACAGCTTTCTCGCTTTCTGTTGGTTGGATTTCTTCTACAGCCTCTGGAGTCTCCTCGGCTGCTACATCGATAACCTGAGCAGACTTAAACGCTGGCTCTGTTACCAAACTTACTTCTAATAGTCGAGCGGCTGATACATGCATAACGCCGCTTTTAATTTTCGACTTCATAACTTCAACGCCTACAGAAAGTCCAGAAACTAGACCCTCCTCAGCCATAATTAAACTCTGTGTACCCTTATCGCTCTTAGACACAGCGAAAGTCGCATAGATACCATCGTTAGCAACCTCATTAAAGAAAGATGCGCGACCGCGAGGGTCTTTCATATTGTGTTGATTTAGTAGCTTAATTTTCTTAGGGTCTGCAGGTAGTTCGATCGATCCGTTTTCGAATACGACTCGTCCAGCTGAAGTATTGCCTACTTCTCCAGTACCGATAGGCACGATCTTGCCAGAGATAGTACGCTCCTCGACATTAGCCGTAAGGTCTGCAGAGAATGTAATTACTTGATTTTCCATTACATGCCTTCATTTCCGTTAGGTGTTAGGTCTGTCATTTCCATAGCCTGATTAACATCGATTAGACCTAGAGATAACATTTTCTCGATTACTAATAACTCGTCCATAGGATTAGCGCGTAGGAAAGACTTATCTAAATCGAAACGAACCTCATTACCATTAGCCGTAATATCGTTCATAGATAAACGATCCTCAATAGCAGAGATAAAAGGTTGCAGGGTTAGCGATACGAATTGCTTACGACTGTCTAAAAGATTTGAGTAAGTCATAGAGTTATTAGCATCTGCAGAAAGATAAAAAGCATCGACATTACATAGGCGAGCAATTTGTGTCGCATAGTCTTGTTTTGCCTCGTTGTACATCATGTCTTTAGGTGAAAATGATGCTGGGTTATATTCCAGAGTGGAAGTTAAATATGCAGTGCTGCGATTTTGTCGCGCTGTTTTCCACGCTGACAATAAACCTTGAACCTCTTTAGGGTCTAGGTCTGCTCCAGTATTTTTAATATATCCAGTAGCCATTGGAGTAGATGCTGCGATCTGAGATGATCGCTCTAAATCGATTGCAGCTTGTAAAACTCGTGATCCAGTTGAAAGGATGCCGTCAGACAATGCTTGAAAGGTAACCATGTCAGTCATTGACACAGCAACACCATCAACTAAATAACCCTCCACCATTTGTGCATCTTGAGAGTATTGAGGAGTAACGCGATGATGTGCTAACCACTCGAACGATGCGGGTCTGCCGTCCTCCTGATAGCGAGTAACTACCCGCCAATAACTGACACCAAAAAATAGAAGGTTATCTACTGTGTATGCAATAGTTACAGAGCGAGGTTGATTAAAGCAAGGTTGATCCATCCATACAGGTTTTCCTAATTCCTCACCTGTAGTTTTACGATAAAGCTCTAAAGGCATTGAGGCAATAGTGCCTGCGATTAAATTGCGAGAGCGTACTACGGATGGTACTGATAAAGCTGAGGAGCGAGTGACCTCTGTAAAATAGTTATATGTGTAAGGGTCACCTAAATTTTGAGGGGCGTATTGCGCGAGTACGGATGGCTTAGTGTTAGTTGGAGCATCGTTTTTGCGAAATAAACCCATAGACAAATACTACCACATTTGTCCAGTAATTTGACAATTTAGTCAAAAGTGTCTAGGTAAATATCTGGGGTTTCGATTGAGGCTTAGATAGGTTATAAACGACCATGGCTAGGCTAATTGGAGCGGCTACCGACCCTGCCGACTTTCTGCGAATAATTCTCCAGCTACTGTCATTGGATTTAGCCGCGCAGTTATTCATCTGGGTATCGAGGATTTCCTGACCTTGATGAACTACGCGCCGATTATCGATGTACTCCTTAAAGGTCGCGCAGGCGGTGTAAAACTGAGCCCCTGAGCAGTCCTCTACCATAACTCCAGCATTAGAGAGCCTGTTCGCCACTACATCCGAGGTGTACTTGTCATAAAGGACTAAGCGCGGTTTATACATGTCACACCACGCTTTAGTCTCTACGGCGATCTGAAGCTCATCGACTGCGATATGGCTTTCCCATGTCTGGACTAAGGCTAAACCTATTCGACCATCTGGGAGTATCTGCCCACATACTAAGGCAGCCGATCTCTTAGTGTGATCGATGTCCAGTCCGAACATTGTATAAGCACCGACTGACATAACTAAGTCCTTATCGGCTAATTCCTCCCAACTGTTAGGAGTCCATGGGCTAGACTCGCTCGAAATCCATTGGCATAAGGTCTCTGTTCGAGCAGTTGCCACGCTAGAGGTAGCGATAGTCTCCTCAATAGCACTCTCCGTGATTAAGTAGCCTAAAGAGGGGTTCGCCATCGCCCACGCTTCACGATCCCATATGTCACAATAGGCAGGGGCTGAGTATTCATAAAAACCTAAAGATTTAGGCGGGTAACTAAGGCATCTATCATGCAGGTCATTAAGCACAGTCGAAAACGCCGAGCCAGCATTGGATGTAAACAGTCTCTGGCTATTTTTACGAGCAATAGTCACCGATTTAGCCGCATCCATAGCGACCTCGGATACTTCTCGCAGCTCATCGATCCATAGGAAGTCGCAGGTACGACCACGCGCTCCATCTGAGGTAGCCGCAGCTACTTCTATCTGCGCCCCAGTAGCTAAGATAATGCGCTCATCGCCATTAGTCCTACGGATACCCTTTTTAACATCCCCATCTTTTAACTGGACTCTAAGGAAATTGTTACGCTCGATAATGTCTGCCATGATGTTAAAGGACTTCATCGCCATAGAGCGGTTAGAGGACATTATGAGGATGTCTTTCTCACCGAAACAGAATAAGCCCGCTAAAACACGCATACGCGCTAGATGCGACTTTCCAGACTGTCTCGACACCAATAGGAGCGAGGTCTTACGGATAAACATGTCATCTTTATCTACGCCGCACATATCATCAAGGATGAGCTTCTGCCATGCCAATAAAGGCTGTCCGATGCGCTCTGCGAGCTCTGCTATCTGGTCACCCTTGGTTTTACCCTTTAACCATGGACTGTGAAGCCTAGGCTTTAATGCCCCTCGTAGCGGCTTTTTCTTTCTGGGTTTATCTGTCATCGATTTAGGTTAGGTCGGCTAAGCA